GATGGTTCTAAAATGTTTATTGGCGACTGGAACGCTGATGGTGTTCAGGAGTTTGCATTAAGCACTAACTATGACCCATCTACAGCCACTTATACAGACAATGGCGATGTCTCTACCCAGACAACAAGCCCGTATTCGCACTTTTGGGGGTCAAGTGGTACTAAGCTATACGTCCACAAAGGGGCTGCTGGAACAAGCGAGCTATTCCAATACACTCTTTCTACAGCATATGATGTTTCAACAAAAAGCTATGATGGGTCTTTGATGTTAGATGATGGCCCTCTTACAACCAATGGGTATGCTGTAGGCGTTGGGTCAAACAGTAACGACAATGCTATTTATGTTGCCGTTGCTGATTTTGTTAGTGGCACAACCTCTATAGCAAAATACACAGCATAGTCGGAGAAAATAATGTATATCAAAATCACAAACGGCGTTCCATCAAAGTACACGATAGGACAATTACGCCGTGATAATCCGCAAACCAGCTTTCCACGCATAATACCTGACAGCGTCTTAGCTGATTACAGCGTTTACCCTTGTAGCATTGTTGACGTTGATATTGATGCATTGGTTCAAACGAAAGTTGATGGTGATTACACGCAAACAAATAATGCTTGGTCGTTGCAAAGGGTTGCCTCTAACTTGCCACAGCAAGATGCCGAAAGAAATGTGCGAGAGCATAGGGATGCTTTACTGTCAGAAACTGATTACCTTGCTTTGTCCGACAATACTATGTCTGCCGCAATGACTACCTATCGTCAGGCACTTCGTGATATAACAGATCAGGCAGGGTTTCCCTTTAATGTTACTTGGCCCACTAAACCGTAGGAGTTAACACATGCTAGGTTTCAGCCCATTAGCGTCTGCCCCATTAGCCGACACAGGGGCTGTTGCAGAAGCAGCATTTGGCCTTGATGATATTGTTGCTGGCGCACCCACGGTTGCTGCTTCAACGATCTCTCAAGTTCACGTTCTAACGTCAGCCGATATTACGGCGGGTGTGCCTACGGTTTCGTCAGTTGTATTAACTAGACCTAACAATGCGCTAACATCAACTGACATTGTAGCAGCAAACCCGACAGTTGCTGCCCCTACGCTAGTTGCAAATTCCGCCCTTACATCTACGGATATTACGGCGGGTGTGCCTACTGTCGCAGACGCCACCGCGACATCAGATCAGGCCTTAACCAGCGTTGACATTACTACCGGCGCACCTGTTATTGGCTCGCCTGACTTAGATCACAATCACGCATTTAGCGGCGATGACATCGTGGCTGGCGCACCTGCGGTTTCCACGTCAACCATCTCGCAGATCCACACGCTGGCATCGTCAGACATCACGACAGGCGCTCCTACAATTGCCACGGCCACGGCTGCGGAAGAGGCGCATCTAACGTCAGCCGACATTGTTTCAGGCACCCCAACTATTGCTGATGTTACGATTAGCCAAGTTCACAATTCAACTGCGTTGGATATTGACGCTGGCGCACCTGTCGTTGGAACGCCTGTTATAACCGGCGCTCAGAGTTTAACGTCAACAGATATTACGGCTGGCGCTCCTACGATAGAAGCGTCTACGCTGGTTGAGAATGTCGCGCTAACATCGACGGGTATTACAACTGCCGCGCCAACAGTTGCCGCTTCAACGATTAGTCAAGTTCACGTTATAACGCCTGACGGCATATCTACCGGCACCCCGATTGTCGGCGCTACAAGCATCACGCAGATCCACAGCATCACGCTGAATGACATCGTGGCCGGTGCGCCAACCGTTGGCCCAGCGCGGTTTAAGTGGCAAGTCGAGCCTGTCGGGCCAGAAACGTGGACGGAGCAAGCTGTCGGCGCGGAAACATGGACAGAGCAAACTGTCAGCGCGGAGACTTGGACAGAACAGGAAGCAGCATAGTGTTTGCTGGCAAAATGATATATAGTGCAAAAAAGCGCGAGGCGATTAAATGACGATTAGCATAACCAAACCCACAGTCGGCGGTTCAGAGAATACATGGGGAACCACGATCAACACGGCACTTGATGACGTTGTGGACGTTCTGAACGGTGATACCGCAAGCACCCCAGACTTAACTGCTGGATCATGGAAGGTCGGCGGCACGGCTGTTACTGCTGATGCTGCGGAGATCAATAAGCTGGACGGCTTTACTGGAGATGCTGCTGACTTAAATTACGCAAAGGATTTGCGGGCAACCGGCGTAACCACAACTGAGTTCAACAAGCTGGACGGCTTAACAGCCTCTACCAGTGAGCTAAATAAGATGGATGGGGTTACTGCCACAACGGCAGAGATAAACAAGCTGGATGGTGTGACGGCTACTACAGCAGAGTTGAACCATACTGACGGTGTGACCAGCAACATCCAGACGCAGTTGAACGCTAAGGCGTCTACATCAACAAGTATTTCTGCTGGCGGCGGTTTAACGGGTGGTGGGTCTTTAGCGTCCAACCGCACCATCAGCCATTCAGACACATCAAGCCAAAGCAGCGTAAACAACAGCGGCACGACGGTTATCCAAGACATCAGCCTTGACACATATGGTCACGTTACGTCTATCGGAAGCACAACAATTAGTATTCCAACACAAAGCACAAGCTTTGGCGCGGTTGGCACATATGCTTATTTACTTCGTAAGTATAACAGCGGCAGCGGAAACTCAAACTTGGCGGTTGGCTCAACCATATCCGGCTCGGGGGTAGGTTATTACACAATTCACGGGTCTACACAAACAACTGCGGCCAGCACCGTTAGCGGAACGTGGCGAAACATGGGGATGGTTGTGTCTAGGGCTGTTACGTCTACTAATTATTCCATAAATCTATTCGTGAGAATTTCATAATGACAAGCAAAACTATTTCAGAGTTTCGGAACGCGCAGTCTTTAAATGTTGAAAACACAATGTTTGATCTGGAATTACTTCACCCAGATCATGGCTGGATACCTTACACTCTAAACCCAGATGACGCCGATATGACTATCAACAACGACGATCTGCGTGCTTTGATCGGATCAGAATATGCTGAGTATGTAGCGCCCACCCAATCTGAGCTAGACAATATCGCGGCACACGATGCGAGAGTGGAGCGTGATTTGATCTTGGCTAATGATGTTGATCCACTTGTGTCTAACCCCTTGCGCTGGGGAGATTTGAGTGAGGATAAAAGGCTAGAATGGTCGCAATACAGATCAGACCTTTTAAATGTGCCGCAGCAATCTGGATTCCCAAGCGCCATTAATTGGCCAAATAAGCCAGCGTGAAAATATGACCCTCGTACCTCTCGACATTCCCGCAGGCTTCTACCGCAACGGCACTGACCTTGAGCAGTCTGGCCGCTGGCGCGATGGTAGCTTGGTCAGGTGGCGCGATAACAGCTTGCGCCCCATAGGCGGCTGGCAGGAGCGCAAAGCGTCATTCAGCACAAACCCTGTGCGCGGAATGCACACATGGGAGTCAAACACCGGCACGGCTTATGCTGCTGGTGGATCATATAACGAATTAAAGGCAATGACCGGCTCTGGCACTATTTATGATATTGCTCCAACAGATCTGGCGGCAGGCCGTGAAGATGCAGAAGTTGAGACGGGATACGGTTACGGCTTCTACGGCGATGGCTTCTATGGGACGCCGATCCAGCAAAATGCAAACGCTGTGCCAGAAGAAGCCACCCAATGGAATTTAGATAATTGGGGCGAGTATTTGGTTGCTTGCAATAAGGATGACGGGCGCTTGTTGGAGTGGCAGTTAAACCCAGCAGTTAAAGCGGCTCCGATTGCAAATGCCCCTACGGGCAATCTTGGCTTAGTTGTAACGGAAGAGCGTTTTATCTTTGCCTTGGGTAGTGGCAACAACCCGCGTAAAATTTCATGGTGTGATCGTGAAAACAACACAGTATGGACACCAGCAGCTACAAATGAGGCTGGTGATATTGAGCTTGCCGATAGCGGGCAGATCATGCAGGGCGTCAGAACGCGAGGCCAGACGCTTATTCTGACAGATACATCAGCCCACACAGCGCGATACCTTGGCCCGCCTTATGTGTATGGCTTTGAGCGCGTTGGTACATCGTGTGGGGCAATATCCCGCAAGGCTGCGTCTGACGTTGATATGGGCGTTTTCTGGATGGGCCAGCGTGGTTTCTTTAGGTTCGACGGTAACAGCGTTCAAGAAATACCCTGCGATGTCTTCGACTATGTGTTTGGCGACTTTAACCCAGCGCAGCAATCAAAGGTTTGGTCATTTGCCAACGGCCAGTATGGCGAGGTGTGGTGGTTCTATTGTTCTGAAGGTGCTACTGAAATAGACCGCTACGTTGCCTATGATTACAAAGAGGGCCATTGGTTGATTGGCAACCTGTCTCGCACGGCTGGCGTTCAGCGCGGCGTTTTCCGTTATCCATTTATGGCGGGCCACAACGCAGACAGTGACATTTATGAGCATGAAGTGGGCCTTAACGTAGACAGCTCATCAATCTTTGCCGAAAGCGGGCCAATATCTATTGGCGCGGGGGATCAGGTTGCGCGTGTCACTGAGCTTATCCCTGATGAAAAAACGCAAGGTGATGTAAACGTCACGTTTAAGACACGGCTTTATCCAAATGGCGCTGAGACAAGTCATGGGCCGTTCACAACTGCAAACCCAACGTCAGTAAGATTTACTGGTCGGCAGGTTCGTATGCGGGTTGATGGAGCGATCTTGTCTGACTTTAGAGTTGGCAACATGCGAATTGATATGAAAGCTGGGGGCCGTAGGTAATGCCGGTTCCAGTATTACCCCCTATTGGCCCAGATTTGCGCCAATGGGGGCGTCAGCTAACAATATACTTGCAGCAAAACCTAGCAAAGCTTGGGTTTAAAACGTCAGACGATAACCCGTCTGAGAACGGCGTCATCTTGTGGGATAACGTAAACGGCTACCCTGTCGTATCTAAGAATGGCGAGTTCCGGCAGATTGTTTTGGAAGATGGCCACGCTGACTTTATGAAGACGGCTGATGTCGTGCCGGTAGCAGCAAACACAGCGTATAAGCTGACTTACGATGCTCCCACCGGCAATGATGGAATAACACAAGGAACACCAGCTTCAAGGATTGTTTTTGAGGAGGCTGGCCAATACGTCATATCGTTTTCTGCGCAAATATCATCGACATCAGGCAGCACGGTTCACTTCTACTTCTGGCCCAGCGTAAACGGAACCAACGTGGCCGACAGCGGCATGACAACGGCGATGCACAATAACAACGCAACGCTGGTCACGTCGCGCACGCAGATATTCACGCTTGCGGCTGGTGACTACTTGGAAGTGAATTACATGATCGACAGTACGTCGGGCTTCTTGAATTACACCGCAGCGTCTTCGCCTGTGCCAGCAATACCCGCGTCAACTTTAGCAATTACGAGGCTTCATGGATAAAGAGCTTGAAAGATGCCGCGATTGGATTGAGGCCGCTCTGCAATACTCAGGCGGCACGCATGACTTTATCGACGTTGCCGAGGGTATATACAAAGGTAGCATGCAGCTCTGGCCAACGCCGAGGGGGTGTATAGTAACTGAAATCGTGGTATAT